CTACGCAATTAAAATTTTGTTTGTCCGGCATCCGTTGCGCTCCTCCTGCGTTCCTTGCTGTGAGGGTGTCGGTTACTTGTTCACCGTTCCAATATTGATGCACGATCAAGTTTTCCGAGCCCCCCCCGTAATCGCCGCCGCTGGCTTTAAGCGTTCCGCAGCCAGGGCGGTAGTTTGCAAATTGGTAATTTTCATACATTATCATTGTGTACCTCCGTTATCACAACCGGTGGATCCTTGTAGCTTGTTGCCAGCAGGGTAAACATCGGTTGCTCCGGTGTTGCTATATTCCAAAACCCGGGATTGTACACATAACGAGGGGATCGTACACATAACGAGGGGAACATTCCCCCCTCCCGTGCCCATTCGGGCGTTAAGGGTTTGTACTATGTCGTCATCGGCCAAGGATATACGGCTATCCATAGGGTGGTGCTCAAGTGCTATGGCGGGCTGATTATCGCCACTTTGCGCTCTCAAAGCCGGTGCTTTTCCGTCTTGCCAGATATGCCCGCCAACACGGGAACAGGATCCCGGCTCAAAAACCACAACATCACCTCGTGGCGGGCTTGGTACAAAAGGGAGTACGGCGGGGCGGTCGATGGTGTTAAGGGTGTAGCTTACGCCCTCGGTCCATCCTTTTCCGTTGCATCCTGCGGTGTCGGCTCTGTCGATGCAGTTGCCTTGTATGCAATAAGCCCCTCTCGTTGAGCCTGCTGTATTAAAGCAAGTTTCAATATTTCCGGGAGTTGCTTGCCCCACCAAAGGAGTATAATCCGAACTCTTTGTTCTTTTTTAAGAGCTTGTTTGGGTATACGATAAAATACCGAGTAGAGTAATCTACCCGGTATTTTATTTTTTATTAGGCTTTATCCAATTACACTCTCTTAAGATACTTACCCGCGCACATCCAGTTGCCGCTTTCCAACTGACACCAATTGCCCTGTCGAGCGACAACGTAGAAGATTTCACCCCTTGAGTACTGACCGACTCGGCGATACCTTACAGACGGTCCTTTTCTGACGTATAACATTTTGCAAGTCATAGTGTAGGCTGTGCCTCTGTGTGACGGAGCAGGTGACGCAGACACATTGTTTGCATATGTACCTTTGGCGTTCTGAACGCCGCAAAACTCGGCAGGATTTATGCGCGTAACCGTGCCCTGACCGGTGCGAACTTCGTAATGAGTGTGTGCGCCAAAGCTGTTGCCGGTGTTACCCATTATGCCGACTACATCACCAGCAGAGACCCTCTGACCCTTATGCATAGAGATAGACGCAAGGTGCGCGTAAAAGTGCCGCTTGCCGGTTGAATCGGTTATGACAACAAGGTTGCCGTAGCTCTGTGTGCCTGTTTTGGTTTTGCCGTCCCAGACGGAAACCATTGATACTGTGCCGCCCTCTACCGCGTGGACGGTTCTATCATCATCTCCGACTATGTCTATACCGCCGTGTCCTCGCTTGGTGTTGACATTATATGTGTAAGGTTGAGTTACTCTATTACGTCCAGAGAAAAGCATTCCTGCCACATATCCGCCTGTTTCTTCATTCTGTCTTACATCATCTGCCGTGCCATATGTAAGCGCTCTCTTCGAGTCCGACAATCCCTCTGTTGTCGGATCGACAAGAATGCCGAGAGCAGACAACAGATTGACGACAAGCATTAAGCCGCTTGTCAATGTGTCCTCGCTCACTTTTGGCACGATTTCAAACATTCCGAGGATTTGATAAATTGTCGCCAAAATAAGTGTAATCAGCGACACCACGAATGTTTTGTTCTTAAACCTCTGCTTGATGTTGATTTTCATATTTTTTATGCTCCTTTATGTAAGTTTTCTAAATCATCGATCCGATGATTTATGACTTTTATGTCTCTTTCTATAACGGGTATACGCTGCGCGAAGTTGTTATGCAATCTCACTTCGCGTGTAAGCTCTTCTATCTTCGTGTCCGTCACAGCCTGATTACGCTCAAGCTGTGCGGTCATTCTGCGAGAAGTGCTTACAGACGTAATAATCACGCCTAAGAGGGCAAGTCCGCCCGATATAAGCGCGACAGCTACTGCATCACTCATTTACTGCCTCGCTTTCTAAAATATTTTTAACAAATTGAGCAATCCTGAATATTCCTCCGCAGTTAAAACCTTCTTCGCAAGAATATCTAATGATTCTATCGGAATAGCGGATTTACCTTCTTTATGTAGTTTGAATTGAAGTATTATGAACTCTTTCATTGATTTTCCTCCTTGATAGAAAGCATCATCAAATCTGCAACAGCACTTTCAAGGGCTTCAAGTCTTTGAGAATCTGTTACTTGATTTTGGAGGAATTCTCTTTGCTTTTCGAGTTTATTATTGAAGTCTTGGATAAGCTTCATTGCTGCTTCATATTCGACCTTGTTATCTTTCTTGCTTAGCTCCATTATTCTATTTCCCCCTCTACTGTGATTGAAAATCCTGTAAGCATTGCATCTCCTGTTGAAATCAATAATTGTGTTCTCTTGTTGTTAGCTTCATTTGTTTTGAAGAATAACTTTTTATCTGTACTCTGCAGCTGTGAGTACAACTGAATTGGATATGTAGCTTTGATACCGGAGAGGTCAAATGAGTTTGTAAATGTAACAGAATTTATCGGTTCCCAACAAACTCCAGTTGAAGTACCTTCCATATTATATGAACGTCGGTCATCTGCTACTGTTATACTAAAATCATTCTGGATTAAACCTTCATATCTTGGATGTTTTATTTGGGCAGGTTCATTTTCTGTGGTTGGGTCAATGACACAGGCGGGGTTTGAACCGGAACTAAGTAACAACCCTATGGCTTCTCCCCTCACTATTGTTTCTTTCGCTGTTAAAGAATTGTTTGAGTTGTTAAATCCAGTTTGTGTGAAACATCCTATAGTAGTATAATTGTTTCCTTTAATTAGGTTACCATCAGCTGAAAATATAACAGCGGCACCCCACATATTATTTTTATATACTGGATTTGGCGAATTCTTTATGTCCATATTGACAGCTCTTGTAGAAATTTTTATTCTTAAATTCTTAGTGTTGTTGGGGATGCTACAACTAATAAGTTCGTCGCTATTAAGATGAGGTTTCCCAAATATCGCTGTGTTACTTGCAATATCTACAGATATACAATGAATCAATTCATAGTTGTCGCTCCAAGCATTGTTACGATTAAATTCTAATGTGTCATCAACAAATATGTCGGCACCATAAGTCAATTTAAATTTTGTGTCAGCAGTATCAGTATACTTAATAAAGTAGAAAGTATCTGCTTTGAGCTTACTCACATTGCCTGTTATAATAGTAGGTTGAGTATCAAATGGCATTGCAGACGCGCGATATTCCCATTTCCACTTTTTATTGTTGACATAAACATCCCAGTTTATATACTTATTAGGAATTTGGTTTACGTGGTCTATCATGTTTTTGAAATTTTTGAATTTAACTTGAGCTGCATATTTTTCATTTCCACCGTATCCAGGTCCAATTACATAGCAAGCGTTTGGAGTATTATGAATAATGGCAGTATCTTGTTCTATATCAGTTATCTCTAATGTAATACCAAATATAATACCAACATTTTCTGCATCTTCTCCCATTCCCATTAACTCATTAGGAACATCTGCATCTACCGTTGTATATTCATCTTCAAACATTTCTCTTATATTTACAGATTTAAAGAATATATTAGTACCTGAGCTTTGAAGTTCTCCACCGTCATAAACTTCGTATTCTAACTCTTGTCCGTCTGTGAATTGGGATAAATCAGCATCAGGCATTGGAATAGAACAATAAAATCCTTCGCCTGTTGCTTCATTCGTAATTGGAACTTTAAATTCCCATACATCAGATTCCACTTTATCTGTATAAAATGGCCTATTCTTTATATAAGACGGACTTGTGTTGTCATTTGTATTCCAATCTGATTGAGTCTCTCCTAACTCTTTAAGCTTTTTGAGTTCTTCTGTGATAACCTTATTTTGTAATGGATTATCCGATTTGTCTGATAACTCGGTATCTACTGTTACTTTGAGACTATCTGCATATTGCTTGGCCGCAAGAGCAGTTGGATAGCCCTCATCATGTGAATTAACATTTTCGAGATCTTGTATGCGATTTTTCTTGAGCTCGATATCATTTGCTGTCACTTCAAGCTTTATTGACATTCTATCATCTCCTTATTTTAAGCAATGAATGCTGAGCTTTCGCGGATTTCGACTTGTGCGGTGTTGTTATATCCGAAGCTTATTTCCATCTTGGTTATAATACCGGTTATCTGACCGTCATAAGCTGTTGTTATGGTAACCATATCTCCGGCTTGGAGATTTTTAAGATTATCTTTTAGAATTATTGTCGCAGTTACAATCCCTGTACTTTGAATGTGCTTTTGAATGTCAGATACCTTTTGAGTTACAATCAGGTTAGCACTGTCAATGGTTTCTCCGGATAGTGTTGAAGAATTATATGTCCCGGCTTTAATAAGGTCAAAGATGAAGCTATGGGGTGAATCGAGGCCAAATTCTTTGGCTGTCTTTGCTTCAAAATTCCTTATTCCCACGCATGCGAACTTGTTATATTCTTGACTACGCTCTGTTATGGTTGTGTGAGTGCCGGGAGAGAGAATTTCTGTAGTTTCGGTTAAGTTCTGGCTGCCGAATACAGATATGTTTGATGTTGCTTCTTGCGATTGATACTCAAAATAGTTAGCTTTCCACTTTACGTTCTTATATTTTTCATTGTTAATATCCGCCCAAGCAGGGGGAGAGCCATAATATATCTTGCGTAGTGTTGAAGTGGAAGGAAGAGTTATGGTCCCAAGCACATTACCGCTTGTGCCCCAATCTATATTTTCAACAGGGTGCGTCCAATAGGCTTTCGTTATTATATCCTGTTTCTGGTAGATCGCGTTACCGATAACGTAATCAGAGGGAATCGTAACCGTTACAGCACTCGGAATGCTCCGCAGATATATATCATCTCTTCTCGCTGTGTCAATCCATCGGCAGATGGACCAAGCAAATTCGCAAAGAAAGAAACGGAGAGATTGAGCCGGCACAAGTCCTAACACGCCATAATTCGGTTCGGCCTTTTCATTTTCCAGTTGAATTTCCAATTTTGCTTTGGATTTTAGCTCGTTTTTCAAAGAAGACCAAGTGGTAAAAGGACCGTTAAGAAATGAGATGTCACAATCATCGAAAGAACACTTATCAAGGATTCCGATGGCATTAACGCATTCAAGGGTGTATACCTTTTCAGTTCCGGAATAATTCTGGCTGATTTTATCTACTTTATCGGTCCAGAATGTACCAAAATATTCATCGTTCGAATACACGCTTAATTTACTTCCCGGAGCCAGGTCTTGCTGACTCACTACTGAAAAATCGAATTCGTTGATAGGTAAATCATCGCTGAGAATGTTCATCTCCTCGATTAAGTCTGCAGATAATATTTTTTCAAATTGAATGAGCTCTCCGCCTATTATTACTGATGTAAATTGAACATCTTGCGGAGTTCCGTCCCAAGTGAATTTGATTGATATTTTTTTAGCTGTAGTAGCGGTTGTAGGTATCAATTTAATAATAGGGGACTGTATCACAAGACTTGTCGAAGATTGCCACCCATCGTCATCTTTATACATTAGAACACAAGAAGAGTCTTGATTGTCAAACTTAGGAGTTATGGTTACATTTTCATATTTTGAAAAGATGAAAAAAATTCCGTGGCTTATATCCCATCCGTCATTAGGATGATTGAAACTAAGCGTCACTCCATTGCTTTGTGTTATATGCGCTTTGAATCCGGTAAAATCAGAGCTTGATAGCGTTGTTTTGTTGAAGGCTGAAACTGCATCATTTAATGTACACTTGTATTGGCTCCGACCGTAAATTCCAAAACTTATATATTTGAGTTCTGACGACCCTGTCGAATATCTTATATTAACCATATGACACCCCCGTTATTGTGTTTGGCGAGGTTGCCAATCTTTGCGGTCTCATTGATGTAAAGGTTACAGAATAAGTTTTATCCCATTCGTTATGTCCTCTCTCGGAAGTGATGAGCTTACTTTTTACGGATGAAATATAAAACTCATTTGAGATTGTGCCATTGCCAAAAGGAACTGTTATGGTATGGTTGTTAATCGGGTTTGTCAATACGATAAATAGCGCTTCCCACTCTGCATCGGAACAGCCTTTGTCTCTTCGCAAGTCGCCGTCATAGTTATAAAAGGTACCGACATAATCTAAGTACATTGCTTTTGTATTCTGTAATCTTCCCGAAGCATCTCCGTTTATAATTTCCGCGTTGCGTTTGAGCGTGCTTTCAATCCAATTAGCTTTATAGTTAACACCGTCTATTGTTATCATGTATTGCCTCCGACCCATAATGTACTTCTGTTTTGCTCTCTTTTGATTTCGGGGTTCATAAGTCTAACAAGCTGCGCCATTGTTCCTGTGAAATTAACAGTGATATTACTATTACTTTCTTCTCGAACAATCTGTCGTATAAGGTCTTCAGGCGCTTCAAGGTTTGTTTTGCCCTTCGGCTGGTCTCCGAGTACAGCGGGGAAGGGCTTGCCACCCGGAATAACGGCTCCACTCGCGAGAAACGATACATGCGGAATATGTGGGATACCGTAATTAGAAGTATCAATGCCCGCCCAACTGAAAAACGACTGGGCCCAGGGCTTGTTAAACAACCCTTGTAGCATGCCGTTGGCCTTATCTATAAGCCCGTTGAGCGCGTCAATGACTCTGTTTACAACGCTGACTATCATATCCTTGTTTCCGGTCTTAATGCCCGTCCAAAGGTCGCTCACAATATTCAGGATATCCTCTTTTATTTTTTTGACTTTTTCAACAAGAGTGTTCCAGTCATAAGTTGCCCCGGTACACATCTGGGAAATACCGTTAAGAATCAAAGCAAGACCTATAGGAATTCCCACGCCGGTTGAGCATAGGATAACACCTAAAACAACCATGCCTAAGCCTGCGAAAACTCCAATGATTTTTGCAAAAACATCCTTTACCCCTTGCCCGATTTTTGTCCAGTCAAGCGTGGCGGCAGCAATGCCAAGAACAGATATTCCCGCAACTATCGCTCCTATGCCAAGAGGAATAACTCCGCAGCACAATAATATGATTCCTATAACGAGCAACGCAGCCCCGGCAATGCCGAGTATGGTTTGTATAGTCTTTTTTGTTTCGTCACTCATCTTATCCCAATTCGGAATGACATCACGGACAAGAATAACTGCGCCTGCCGCTATTAAAGCAAGCCCGAGAGGAATGTTAACACCCGAAAACGCAAGTATACAACCAAGGGCGAGGAGTGCTCCTGCGGCGATTGCCTCTATTTTGAGTAGCTCATCTTCTGTCCAAGAAGCCGCGTCAAATTGATTATAATCCGGCGTAACATTACTTGTAGTTGTATCCTTTTCGGAATTTATCTGTTGTAATGTATCCCATGAAGCCAGTGTTTTTTTTGCTTCCTTGCTTGCCTTTTGAGATTGCTTCGCAAATTTTGCCATCTCATTAACATTTTTATGCATAACCCTTGCAAGCACATTGGCGATAAGTTGTGTTATAATTGTTACCTTTTGCAAAATCCATTCAATAACAGGCTTTGCGGTTTGGAATAAGGTTTCGCCTATTACAGCCAGGTTTCCCTTTATCTTTGCCAGATATTTGCTTAGGGCATTGTCTTTAAGTATCTTATCTGCAACTATTGAGCGCAGTGCGGTTAAAGCTTTGGTTATAACGGAAAAAATAAGAGCACTCTTGGCAAGTCCGGATATACGCTTTGCCATTTTTGTAAAAGCATTATCCGTCTTTTTTGTATGGTCGGCGGTCTTTTTTGAATTAGACGCTATTTTTTCTCCGACCTCAGCGGTTTTATCTTTTTGTTCTTGAAGTTTAAGATTTTGTTTGTCGAGTGTAGTTGTAAGATTCAACTCGTTGTCATATGCTTTTTTTCGAGCTTCATCAAGAGTCTTAAGCTCATTTTCTTGAGCCGCAAGCTGAGATTCAACAGATGTTTTTCCTCCCCACGAAATAAGTTGGTCGGGTGTCGCCTTACCGCTATTTATGAGGGACAGCTTTCTTTCCGTTTCTTTCGCTATGCGAAGGTTCTCTTTGCGGGCGTTGTTGATTTCAATTTGCTTTTGTTTTTCGGCTTCAATTTGTCCGTTTATCCGTTCAGCCTCTTTCCTTATAAGCTCTTCTTTTGACTTGCTTTCTTCCCATAATCGATTGAGTTTCCTTTGCTTCGCTTCCGCTTCGGATATATCCCAATCAACATCAAGTACTAAATCAGCCATTTTTATCACCCCACAATACAGCTTCAAGCTCAGTATCCCTTTCGTTATCGAGGTCTATATCTGTCTTGTTCGCTTTATAAAATTCTTTGTCCGCTGCATCAAGCGGCTTGCCTCTTGCGATTTTATCTCGAATTTCTATAATATATGATATCTGACATTGTCCTCGCTCAGCGAAGTACCCAAGGAAAGTCCACCAATGCAGGTATGGAAGCTCTCTGACATCTTCTACCGTTTTTACACGGCGATTTACCGCCGACACCACATAGTTATAATCTTTAGCCCAATCTAACAGCTTGGATGGTGCTTTTTCTTTCTCAGAATAGTCTTTTCCCCAATCGATAAACCATATAGCCTTTTTAACCGCTTCCTCAAGGTCGCCGAGCTCGCTTATATCATCTTCATAAAAATTAGTTAAGAGAACAAAGTTTTTTTCTCGTGGAGATAGTTCGGGGTCGTTAAGTGCTGACATTATCGATATAATATCCCTGAAATCGCTGTTAATCGAGCGATTGACGCCATTAACTTCTAATTCTTTAGGAAGGTCATAAACCATTGTTATTTACCTTTCTTTGAATACTTTCCCTTTTGAGCCGTGTATTTTGCAACCTTATTCTTGAGCTTATCGACTCGGACATTGTATTCTGCTTCGATAACCGGATACAAAGCGATTAGAAAGTCCTCAAAATAATAATTGCCGCTCTTCTTTGAAACCGAACAACAATTTGCCTCACCGAATGCGGCCTTGCATATATCGTAAAAATCGGGTTCGTTTTCGCTACAAGTGTTAAACGCTGCATTTATGATTTTACGGACATCTATATCCGTTTGCTTAAGTAATGCAACATCGTCTTCAACGTTGCCTGTTTTTACCTTGTCTATATCTTCAAGTGTTTTCACACCGAATTTGTTGTTCATTTTGGTAAAATATGAGTTGAGGGAGTCCATAGCAGCCGATAAACGAACGGGAAGATTTATGTCGCCCGTATCTATAAGAATTGTTCGGTCGCTCTTACCGAGTCGATATTCGACCCTGTTGTCGGATATATCAAAATTTATTACATTTGCCATTTTACTACTCCTAATTCGGCAAGGATGGTGTTGTACCGTCCTTGCCGAAAGTATTTGGATTTACGCCGTAGGTGTATTTTCCTTGAACTCAGGCTTGGCCAAACTCGATACGGTACCGAACTTTCCTCTTGAAATACCCGAGAATGTAACATCGGCCATTGTATAGCTCTGTCCGCCCATATTGTCGAGCTTGAGGCGAACACCGGATACGTTTCTTGCGAAGAACTCGCCGCTTTCGTTAACCAGCCAAGCGCTAACCATAAGAAGTTCATAGTCTTCAAGCTCGCTTTCGAGCCCCGCAAGAGTATACATCCACGCTGTATCGAGGAACGGCGAGGCGCTCGGATTGTTATGGTATTCGCTCATTGATATCTGCTCATCCTTGGAGATGATATCGTTATACACATTCCCGAGTACGTCTCTTAAAGAATTTTCATTGTAATTGTTCTCGATTGCGGCGCTTTCTTGCTTGTAGCCGAGCGGAATAAAATCGCCCGTATTACCTTTTCTACCGAAGATAATAAACAATTCACGCTTGACATCTCCCGTTCCGCTATGCTTGAAAGTATCGAGAAATGTTTTTAACTGTGTATCTGTCATTTAGAAATCTCCCTTCGTATATATTTTTTTAGATTATCAACCAACTCTTGGCCGTGAAGTTCGGCGGCGACCTGCGCCCATCTTGCTTGCGCCAAGGGGTGTTGGTCTTTGGTAAAATTAAATCCGTCTCCGTAATACATATTAGAAGCATACGGAGCCTTAAAGTGTATGTTTTGGTCAATATTTTCAAGCCCTGTCTCCATAGCGGTTTCGGGCGAGTGTTGTATTTCTATATCCATTGTACTGGCAAGTGTACCCGTAACGAATGGAATATATGGAAACATTTTTCTGTACCATTCTATTAAAAAATAACGCTTTACATCGGGCGAGGTCGCCTTTTTCAAAGCTTTTTCCATATAGAACGAAACATCTTGATTAACTGCCATAATCAAGCACCTCACATATTATAGGAAGCGAGTATCGTGCAATTGCCGGAGTTGCAGTATTATCAACGCTCGGTGTGCTTGGAGATGAGTATTCCGTATAAACATCTTGAACAATGCAATTTGTGCCGAAATCGGGGTAATTGCCGTTTTTGCGCTGCTCGGCAATCCAATCGATGAGTTGTCTTGTTTCAAGGAGATTTGCGACATTTTCGTTCTTGTCAACCATTGTCTTTACAAGCTGGTTAAAAGATATACTTTTATAGTCAAACACAGTAAAGACAACACGGTGCAATACAGAGCCGTCAATGTAGCATTTATCCTGCGAGCGGGAGATTTGCTGCGTTACAATCTCGATGTTATCTTTATGGGCTTGCATAGCGTTTGCAAAAACTTTGTTTTTGCGGACATAGGGACATGTCAAAAGCCATTTGATGAACGGTGTGATATAATCCATGTCATTCTCCTTTGATAAAATAATGAGCGTTTGGAAGGTCTGTATTATCGTTAATAGAGACAATTGTTGCGATTCCTTGTTTATATTGTGCCAAGAAGTCATTGAGGCGATGTCCGTCTTCGAGTTCGTTAATCTCAAATGATACATCGCCTTTTATGAGAATATCGCCCGTTCGAAGCGTAAAGGCGTTTGACTTATCAGCCAAACCTTGCCATTCAAGAGGGGACATATAGTCTTTTGATTGAGGTATTCTGATTATGTGATTGTTGCTCTGTAATGTAACATTGGAAACAGTAACTTTATTATTTGTTTCTTTCCAGAAGCAGTTATAAAGCACTCGCCTGTAATAATGTAACAGTCCGTCACCGTCTTCGTATTTATTGTATATTGTAACCGTTTTATTCCAGTATTTAGGCATTTTTAACCACCTTCAAACGGTCATAATCTTCGCTTTCACTCTCGACCTTAACCATAAGATAATCGTAACCGTCTTCGCTTTCCGGCTCATACTCGCCGATTCCATCGACACCTTGATAGAGGATGTCCGTAGAAGCGAAATAGCGATAGATTATATCGTATTCCGCTTCGTTTGCCTCTTGTGTGCTTTGGTATGTGACAGAGTATCCATCGTTTGAGACGCTTTTTAGTCCTGCGTTTTGCTCCTTTTCGCTTTCGCAGTCAATTAAATCAAACATACACCTTCTTACACGGTTGTCGGGAACCTTGATTCTGCCAAAAGTGTAAGAGTTAAGAGTTTGTTCCGCCCTATAAGAGAGGCGGTTGAAATCTGTTTCAGCGAGCGTACCGCCCATTGCTTTATACTCTTCATAATTTATAAACATTATTCAACCGCCACCTTTCTTTAAGCTGCTGCGTGCTTACGAACGAGGACTGCATCGGCATTTGTTACCGTGTAACCTGTGTTCATTTCGCCCTGGGCCTTTGTTCCGACAAAGTTTTCGCTGTCAACAAGACGGAAGGCCTCAAGGTTCGAAACGATTGAGAGCGCTTCAAAGTTATACATGATGAAATCAACCTTATCAAAAGCAACGGTCTTAAGAGTACCGGCTTTGTCGTAATATTTTGCACTGGCTGCCGATAAACCGTTATCCTCGATGATATTAAAGCCGAGGTATCTGCCGATAGCGCCGGTTGCCGCAACATTGTCGTTAAGAACGGGCGTAAATTTATCGCCTGCAGCTTCAAGCAGCGCTGCATAATATGCAGGGGAGCATAGTACTGTATTTGCTTTTGCCTTCTTTTCGGAAAGCTCTTTGCGAGCGGCTATAAGGGCAGAGACCGCATTTGACTTTGTTATCGCTGTAGTTGCGGCAGAAGCGGTGCCTTCCTGAGCAAGACAAGCATTACCGGACTGCCCCCAGCCTTCGCCTATATCTTTCATAACTCCTGCAAGTTGTTCATTTGCAACAGCAAATGAAACAGCGTTAGACTGTACGCCGTATATTTTTCGTGACTTCTGGAAGTTGTTGTTCAGAAGTATCGGTATAAGCGTATCCTGGCTTTCTTCATCTGAAAAGTCTCTGCCGGGTGTTCCGGGTTCTGCTGCCGAACCTGTAAGTTTGTGAACACAGATTGCTCCGGCAGGACCTTTCTCATATTTGTCGGTAAAAGTTACGCCGGGCACGAATACTCTGTCATAATAAAGATTAGGCTCAACGATTGAGGAATACCTTTCGTCAACATTGAGCGAGCCGTAAATAATACTCATTGTAAGTAATTCTCCTTTTTAATTATTTCTTAAAAAACGGGTTGTTCTTGTAATACTCGGCAAGGTAAGCTTCATCGCTCGTTTGATGATGTGAGTTACCTGCGGACGGATTCTTGAACCTTTCGTTTTTCGGTGTGAAAATGTTTTTGTCTTTGGTAATGTTCTCATATATTTCTCCATCGCTCTTACTTGCATTGTTTTGGTCTGCAACAGCCTTCTGGAACTCAGAGAACATCCAGCTTTCGGTACCTTCGTTGAGGTAAGTACGGTCTCCTTTCAGCGCGTCAAAGCGAGTTTTAAGCTGTTGAGTTTTCTTCGCCTTATCTTCGGCATCTTTTCTGTCCTGGTCGGCTTTCTCGTAATCTTTGATTCGCTGATTAAGGGCGTCAACATCGGTTGTTTTGCTCTTTAAATCTGTAATGGTTGCGTTTGCAGTTGTGAGCTGGTCTGTGAGAGAGTTTACTTTTCTCTCAAACTCAGCTACAGCCTTGTAATTCTTACTGTGCTTCTGCCTTAAACCGTCTTTCTTCTCTTCCGGTACTTCGATACCTTCTTCTTTCAAGATATCAATTAAATCTTGCATAATAAACTCCTTTTTAACTGATGAGTCAGTTATCTCATTTGATTAACGGGTTTTGTCCCGTGATTTTATATTTAACAGCTAAAAAGCTGAAAAACAGCATTAAAAAAGCACCTTGCCATAAGCGTGATGCTCAATAAAGTTGATTGACTTTTCTGCGAAAACGGCATATAATATAATTGGTTAGGGGAATTGATTAGCCTGGAAATTTAGCCCTTTACCCCGAGAACACGGACTTGGCCTGTGTTCTCATTTTTTATATCTAATTATCTTTATGACTTTATTTTCTTTTGCAATAAGAATGTCGAAACCGCTGATGTCGCTCCTTTTTGCTCGTGATTTAAGTTGTTTTTCAAGATCGGTTAGTTTTACCTCGTTTGAAATTTTAAGTATAACTCCGCCTGGGTTACTCTGAATTTGCGAAATCGCTTTTCTAAGACCATAGTCTCCACTATTGACCGAAGAAACATTCTTTAGTTCCCAAAAGCGTTCTCGCCAAATATAATCAGATGTCCTAACATTTTGTTTATCAATTTCTTTTTGAAGTGTAACATCGCCACCAAATTCTTTAACAAGCCATTCGGCTGTCTCAATCTCTTGTTGGTGGTGTGCTTTTTTATACCCTTCTTCCAAAATGACCTTACCGACACCGGGCTTGGCGGTATCGTAATACTCTTGCGTAACATCTGAAAAAGGATTGGATTTTAAGAGCTTAGGTTCTTTTGTAATGGACTTTTGGTACTTAGGTACATTCTCTCGAACATAATCTCTATGTATGCCTTTTTGTTTGCAGAATTCTCTGTAAACCCTCTGCTGAGCCGTTATTTTCTTTTGAACTTGCTTTGCACCCAATTCATCTCCCGATTCCAAGAGGGCGTTTTTCTGTTCCTTAAGCGTTCTCAAGCGTGTTTCCATCGCTCTCGCTTTTTGAGTGTCGTCATATTTGGCGGCACTTGTTTTTTTCATTTCTGCAAGCTGTTCGTCCGTGTATGCAGGCGAGCCTATATCAACGATAACGGGAATTGCGAAGTGCTTACAGTTCCATTCTGTAATCTTTCGAGGGAAGCCTTTGTATTTTCTGCCTTGAATATCTTTACAGTCCATTCCGCTTTGCATTTTTTCAAATTCTTTATTTGTAAATCGGTGCCCCTGCACATTGACATGGTCGGGTGCCGATATAGCGTGAGCTGTGAGTTCGACACCGTCAGCACCGAAGCTCTTGCCGTGATAATCCATTACGGCTTGATTGAGCTGCTTTGTGCCGTCTAATATGTTTTGCCTTACTGCGCTGTCAAGCCGTCTGTGGTATCCGCTCATGTACTCAATACAGCGCGTTCCTTTACCGAGAGACAACATTGCTCGCTTCATTGCGGTATGATAATCTATGCTTCCGCTCTGTACTTCATATATAGCTTGGTCGATTACTCTTATATAAGTTGAACGGATGTCCGAGTAAGTGCCGTCAGGCATTTGATAAAACAGCGATGTAGTGTTTGACAAATTGCGGATTGCTTCTTGCGTTTGTTTTATAACGGAAGTAAGGGCAGTTTGCAGATATGCATCTGTTATATAGGTCTTGGGCACAAGCCCTTTGGCCTCGTAATACATCTTAGCGAAGGAATCGTCCTCTGATGCCATCTCGGTTAAAATACGCTCTATTTCCGCATCGCTTTTCTTCGTAAATCGAGCGATAACTTGTTCAATTTCGTTGATATCCGCTCCGGCATAGGCTAAGGCGTTTGTCAGCTTGTGTATATCGCTCTTCTTAACCTTGCCAATATAGTTAATTCGTGCTGCGATAATTGCTGTTGCTTCAAGCGACATTTGCTGCATTATCTCGGCAAGATAATCGGGCAATTGTTCAAGCCACTCTGAGCGCATCAAGTTATTCATTCATTGCCGCCTTTAGTTGCTTCTGCACTTCTTCATTTTGTTTCGCCTCAATATCCTCAACATATTCGGCTGCTTCTTCGGGTCTTAAGTTGAGCACCCACGCGGTCAAGTCTTCCGTCTTTATAGCATTGCGATCAAGCGACTGTATGAGCTGATTGAATTTCTCGCTCGTCTGCTCGATGTAATCATACGACCAATCATGTTGTAACTCCCACTTGCCATCGGGCGTGACGGAATTTAAATTCATTATTATATTGACGGCATTGAACAATTCTTTGTTGCCGTGTTCGATACGCCTGCGAAAACTCTTGACAAAAGCAAATGTTTTCTTGAGGCTGTTTTTCAGTTCTGTGGCTGTTGCAAACGATGTTTCGGGTGAAGTGAATATACCCCTTGAAAATCCGCAACATAACTCAAGAATAGATAAATTGAAGTCATTGGCAGATTTGAACTCTTCTTCTCGTATGGAAGGTGAGTAGTCGTAAATCTGTGAGGTTATACCGCCGTCAACACCGCCACGGACATTTATAAATTCTTTAGATGTCGAGAGTTCAAACCTATCGTTTTCAGCTCTTTTGAATAATGTTCTATCGGCAAATATTCTTGACTCTTTGCGGTCAAATTCATCGTTATATTGCTCATACTTCTTCTTGATGTTGTTAATTATTCCATCGCAACCAAAAGTAATTGGTACACCGTTAGCAGAATTATAATTATCTCTGTTAATAGTCGGACATTTGTAACGGCCGAGCAAAAGCTGATCCGCTACAACAATTTCCCCTGTTGAGATGTCTTTCCATATTGTTTTGGTTATGTCGATTTCATCCGTGCCCTTATATGCGAAGCGGTTAATGAGAACAACTCGCCTATTTTCTTTCGTTTGTAACGATTGACTTTCAAACAGTCTGTAAGTGGCTGTTTTTGTTTCGTACTCATCCAGCTTAATGACAACTCCTTTAAGTCGATATCCTATTGAGGAAGTTATCAAGAAATCATCCGAGCCGATAACATTAAATCCGATATCGTCCCCGTCTGTATACGGTCTTATAAGGCAATCGCCTGTACCGAGGGACACTTCAGCCGCTACCGAAAGAATATTGTCAACATAGTAATACAGAAGCTCTTGAATTGCTTGTGCTCTTGCCGAGTCACCAATCACTTGTATGTCGCTATCGTCAACGGCTATGTTGGTAACAACATTAGCGCCTATTGCGGTGGGATTTATCCCTTTGTCGCTATATTTGATTTTTAGATCCTTCTTTTTTTGCAGTTCGAGGCCAAGCCGATTTGCAATCTTAAGGATTATCCCTTCAATCATCGAATTCATCTTCTACATCATCCTCATTCATAACTTCGTCAATATATAAATCTTCTCGCCTTGTCTCCATTATTACACGGTTCAATCCGTATATAAGAGCCATAATGCAGTCCTCGTTAAGTCTTGGATACTCGCTTGAGAATGTTCCGTCCTTGAGTTGTTCAAATTCAAGCGTTGTCAACTCTTTATAAAGGCGTGGGGTTCGTTCGGGGTCAACAACAATCTTGTTACATTGCCTCAGCCATTCCCAACAGTAATCACGGCCGTTGTTTGCACCCCAGCGTTTCTTGGCGCCTATAATATCAAATCCCCAATCCTGCATCTCCTTAATGTTGTCAGGGCGTGCAGAATCGGCAAGAATTTCGACATTTTTATATTTGTTTATTTTCCTGGCAAATGTACTGTTCTTGCACCTTCTCGAATATACCTCTTCAACAGGATATAAAAAATCGGTGTCGCTGTCATAATATGCCTTAATAAAGACCTGCGGATGTTCATATCCGAAGTCTAATCCGTAATTAAAATACGGAAGTTCTTGGATGAATTCATCCGTAAGCTTCCGTGTTTCGACATTATCAAATATTACTCCGCCTGTTCCTGTAACTTCTCCGAGATAGTTGTTCTGATAATATCTTGGCTTATGCTGTTTGAACCATGCGGCGCGCTCAAAGAAGCGTTTTCCGAGCCATTTTTGGGGGACGTTGTAATAATAAGAGTGAGCTATAAATGTGCTTGGGTCATTGCGCTTTTCCTCGACATACGTGTTCATAAAATTATTGGCGCTCTGCGGTGGGTTGAAAATCTTAACATCAAGAGCCGGTGTGTCAGAACGAAGAAATGTGTCTTCAATGTTATCCATCTGCGCAACTCCTGCCATTTCGTCCGCTTCTTCGTGCAGAAGCATTTTAACATAGCCGAAAGTTACATTGTATGATTTCAAGCTTATAGGTTTGTCCGCACCTACAAACAGCACTTGCTGTCCGGTCTTTTTATAAACCGCTCGCATAGGCGAAGTGGTAAATTCCCAATCGTCAATTCTTCCGTGGCGGATTATCGTTTTCATAAACTGGTTATATACAGAGCCGCGCAGGTCGGTTTTGTATCTTCGGGTAAATACACAATGAGCCTGCTCGTCATTATAGATTGTTTCTTCGACAATCGCCGCCCAAAAGTTAGATTTGATAGAACCACGTCCACCTTTTGAGATAATCTCGTGAACATCCGATTCGCCGTTCCATACCTCGTGAATAAGTCGATAGACATTGACAAAGTCTGTTGTTATATCTGTAATCGGTAAGTAGTATTCGTCTTTTGTTGCTTGTTCATCCGTACCGACATATCTCTGTACCGCTTCGAATGCTTTGACATTTCCTGTAACCGCCGCTTTTACGAGTCCTGCAGCCATAAGGGCGTTAACAGTTAAATCCTCGTCTCCAAGTTCACTTGCAAAAGCCTTAACCGTCTGCTTGTTCTTTCCTTCGAGAGAAGAATTGAGGATATCTTTCATCAGCTCGGCTGTCTGCTTTTTCTTTCTTCGCGCTTCTCCTGAGGCAATTCCGCCCTTTCTGCCGTTTTCCCTTACTTCTCTCGGGCTTCGTTTGTTGTTAGGTATAAGATTTTCGGCGTTTGGCATTAAATCACCTTACTGTTTGGTATAGCTTGCTTTGAGCGTGCCTTTGCGCCGAGAGTGTGTTTTTTCCATAAGACTTTCTTTTTGCTCAAAGTTACCATTACCCTGTGAATAGTATGTTATGGTTTCACCGTTTGCGTGTGTATACTCGAGGGCGTAATAATTACCCTTATTTGCGCTTATTTTTGCTTCATTAAACTGTCTCGCAGCTTCCTTAAAATATTTTAAGGAAGACTTGCCTTTAGCGGTACTGCTTGTTGCTCCTCTGCCACCGAAATGTTGTAACTCTATATTAAGCATTGTCAATTCTCCTTTTGGGCATAAAAATACCGCTGACTGTTGAGTCAACGGTAAACAATAAGTATATTTACAGCGATAGGCGCCCGGATTTCCACCGGGGCCTCAACACGATGGAAGCGTACTCATCCTATACTACTACCTATCGCCAATGTAATTATCCCATGTTTTTTTTACATTGTCAACCATTTTCTTCTCCTCTGCCGTTAAGTTGGCATATCCCTTGGGTGTATCGTTTTCGTTATGTGCATAACCATGATGGACATGGGGTATCACATCATCATGAGGACTTTTCAAATCAATGGTTTTTGTCCTTTTGTTTTCTTTGCTGTAATAAGAAATAAAACGAGGAGTTTTATCGCTTCCCAATGTAACATACACTCGTCCTTTTGTCATTGTTTCCAATGGTGCCGAAGCGGCTCCTTTGTTTTTCTTAACAAATTTTATATTGCCGCTTGTTAAAACGGATGTATATTCTTTCCCATAAGGAATACCCTTACCTGATATTCCGCTGCTTGCTCCTCTTCCGCCCATAAAATCATTCTTTTCCTTTTACTGTTTTAGTCATAAAAACCGCTGGCTCAGACAATCAACGGTTTTAGGCGTCAGTTGTCGCAATACTCACTTTGGACGATTTGCTTTGCTTGTTCTTCTGTAATAATCTCATTCCATCTATGCCAAACCCCTTCATCGTCTCCCCACGGAAGACCACAGCAGTTAGATGTGTATTCAATTATTTCGCTTGATTTTGCTTTCGGATGTTCTTCGATATATGCAATAATCTGCTCTGTTACATTGGAACACTTTTCGGGATATTTCTTTTTAGACCGTTTGCAATCGGCTATAACGCCTAAAACAAAATAATCATAGCTATCTGATACGCTTATAAGCATTTCCCTTAATTGATTAAGCCGTTCGTTTTCAGAGCTTTTCTTTTGAGAGTATTTCATAGCTGTTGTACCCACCGTTTCTCACTTTATATACATGATTTCCCGAATAGTGCAAAAATGTGCTTTTGTCTTTATATTTAGCATAATATAAATCGTCAATTTCTCTAATGATTTTCCCATATTCTTTCTTGGGAAGAGAAATTGTAGTACGCTTTTGAGAAAAAAGCTGTATGTTGATTTTAAGCATTTTTGGATGCGATGTTGAAAAGGCTCCTCTTCCACCCATTATATCTTATCCCTTTGCATTTTTCAATCTCTCAGTAACCTTGTTTTCGTAGTAATACACAGGAATGTCCTTATAATCGTACTCAACCTCTCCGCCATATACTAAAATTGCATACGGTTTTATGCGTTTTATCATCTCATCCATACCGCTTCGCCATATTTGCATTGAGAAATCATTGTTTTTTACTCCGATTGTGCTTGTAGCGACAACCGAGCCTTCGGCGATTCCGTCAAAGCAGAAATCGAAGGTCTCTTTCTCTGCCCAGCTTACCGTTGGGATAACATCGATTCCTTGGTCTTGGAAGAATTGTCCTATAAGGCGACTGCGAAATATGTTCCATATTTTCATTGACATAGGCATATCCATATACAAGCTGAAATCGGGCGTTAAGAAGCACTCAAATTCCGATATTCTGTCCGTGTACTTGTGCGGACTGTTCCAGAGTCTCTCAAATTGATAATCGTCAACAAAACAGTGAATGCCTTTATCTGTGTCAGTACTTGAAAGCATATAATTAAAGCCGATTAAGTCTGTCGGGATTATAAGGCACTTTTCAAGAGTCGGCATTTGATAAAATCCTGTTGTTCTTTCGAGGTCAACGAGGTCAAGATTATATATTCCGTAGGTGTTCTCTCTGTGGGACTTTTTCTCAATTTCGATTTCTTCATCTTCGTTGTCGGATATGTCAAAATCAAAAACGGTCATATCAATATCAAATATGCCGTCAAGCTCAAGATCGAGAAGTCCTTTGTCCCATTTTGCCTTTTCGGCAACTTTGTTGTCTGCGAGTCTGAATGCTTTTATCTGTTCTTCTGATAAGTCATCGGCGACAACACACGGAACTTTCGACAGTCCAAGCTGCTTTGCCGCCTTGTATCTTGTGTGTCCGCAAACGATAGTGTTATTTTTGTCGAGGACTATCGGTACCTTGAATCCGAATTCGTGAATACTTGCCATTACAAGCGGAACGGCTTCATCATTATCTCGCGGATTGTATTTGTAAGGCTTAATTTTGCCTATTGCAATTTCTTGTATTTTCATTTTCTGCTCCTAAAAAATGTGGCGGCTATATAAAATAGCCGCCCTTTGAAGAAAGGAGGTAATGAAAAAGTCCCTGTGGGTTTCATTCCACAATATTATAGTAACATATATACAACGGGAATTGTGGGAAATTTTCAACGGTTATTTCTCAAATACCTTCCTAACTTCTTGCTTACCGAGGTTCTGTCGCTGTGGATCTCGTTGGCTATTTTTTCGTAAGTCATAAACTGTAAGAACCGTTTTTGCATTATAAATTTTATTTCTGCGTCTTTAGTATTTTCAATAAAAGCACATATTTCTTGCTCTTTGGACAGCGCTTTTTCGATAGCTTCGTTATATTCATTTATAAGCGCTGTTCTTTTAATTGCTATTCTTTCGACCGGAGATGATGATACGCCTAATCCGGTTGAAATACCGGTATAACTTATGCCATTAAGGCCATCTTCATTACTCAACTCGTCAATGCGTCGCCGCAAATATTCTATTCGCTTACGGAGATAAAATAAACTGTTTAGTTCTTCGTATGTCATACCAAAATCACCGCCCAACATATAAAAACGAGTAATTTCAAAAACACCTTTGAAATTAAATAAACGGATAATACCGCCGCTCCGATGAAAACAAGAATGACTGCAATGATTTCTATGTACTTTCTCATATCATCACTCCTTTTTTTGATAAATACTTATCCGACTTAGATTATTTCACTTTTTGTTGTGCAACCATCGCCCGGGACATCCCCTCACAGGCGGTCAGTAAGGCGGCGTTTGCTTCTTCGAGAGGAACAATTCTTGAATACATTTCCTCACACTGTTTTGCTATCAAAGCTCTATTTTCCTCTGCAAGATAGTTGTTATATCTTTTCAGCTTGCAAAGAAGTCTATCTTTGATATTTTCATCAATAGGTAGAGCTTCGATTTCCTCCTGTAAAGTCATTTCTCTAACATTGTCACTCATGCTTAAATTCCTCCTCGAGAATCTTCTCAAGCTCCCTCGTGCCGACAGCTTTCATGTAGGTGTGCGGAGCTTTGACGGTAGATACCTTGATTGTACTCTCGGAAATACGAGCCTTGAGACGTTCCAGTAGAGAAGCGTTCTGAAAACCTTCAATCTGCATAGCAACATCGTGACACGTTCCAGCAGTATTCCACGGCTTGAATGTAACAATCTGATTTAACAAGTCGCTCGGGTCTCCATTGAAGCGAATAGCTCTATCGTCAATGTAAACCACTGCCGGGGGCTTCTCCATAATCACATCATCTACGACAATACCGTTCGCCTCCAGATAGTCCATGATTGCCGTAACACCCTCTGGGGAAGAACGGCGAGAGGAGACAACTATCACATAATAACGCTGTCTGATTTTCTCAATAGCTTCCTTGATACCGGGAACAGGTGGGTCGGGAATGATGGTCGCTCCCTTCCAGCCGGAAGTATGACTGTGAATCACTCCTTCAAAATCAAATACAACAGTCTGTTTCATTGTTTGCCTCCTCTATGGGGCCATAAAGCATCCTGTCGATAATGCGTACCGCCCCTGCAAATGAAATTTTGGCGCAGGTTTCCATATTATCCACATCCTCAACCCAGGTGCCACCATAACGGAGCCGTGGGTTTTTCTCAGCAAGGTATAACACGGCTTTCATCGCCGTTTTTTCTTGTTCGGTCATATCTCTACCTCCCTCAAAAAGTCGGGGTATAGCCCTTTGTGGAGTTCTTTTTCAACAGCCTTTTTAATTTCCTCGACAGGATCCGGCATAGCCGGTGCCGCCATTGGCATTAAAAGATCCGCTGAAATCTTGGCAGCGCGCTGTGCTTTGTTTCTGTCATCCTCATAGTGCCGGATGTTCTTATCAATGTAGCGGCAATATGCGTGCT